CGAGCGCGAGCGCGAGCGGCACGCCGAGCGCCACGCCCACGCCCACGCCCAGCGCCACGCCCACGCCCAGTCCCAGCCCCAGCCCGGAGGCGGGGGTAGGGGGATGAGCGAGCAGTGGAAGCGCGGCAGCACGCGGGCCTGGCGCCGGGTGCGCGCCGCGGTGCTGGTGCGCGACGGGCACCGGTGCCAGCTGCGGCTGCCCGAGGTGTGCACCGGGCGGGCCACCCACGTGCACCACACGCTGGGCCGGGCGGTGACGGGCGACGACCCGGCCCACCTGGTGGCGTCGTGCGGCCCGTGCAACCTCACGACGGGCGACCCGCGGGCCGCTGACCCGCCCCCGCGACCGGCCGCATGGTGGGAGTGACGTTTCCCCAGGTCAGCGGGCTGCCTCGGGGGGAGATCCGGCCGTTTTTTGAGCCGGGGAGAGGGATGACGGACACCCGCCGACTGGTCCCTCTCTCCCCGGCGGGCCGCCGCCGGCCCGCCCGGCCGCCCGGCCGGACCTGGCCCGTCCTGGACCGTCCTGGCCGCTGCTAGGATCCCCGCCACGGGGCTGCGGCCCCCGTCCGCTGCGTCGGGAGGGTCGGGCCTGGCCCGCTCCCGGCGCCTCGGGCCCAGCGCGGACGGGAGGGCGGGACATGGCCAGCGCACGTGAGCGTGGCATCCGCGCCGTCCCGTCCCCGCCGGCCGCGCCCCGCCTGGCCGACGACGTCGCCGCGACGGTGGCCGCCCTGGAGTCCAAGCTCCAGCCCGAGGACGCCGCCCTGGCCGCTCTGGCCCTGCGGTACGCCCAGACGATCGACACCGCGGCCGAGCTGGCCGAGCTGGCCGCCGCGGTGCCCTACGACCCCGACACGGCCCAGACCGTGGCCCGGCTGCGGCAGCGGGTCGACGCGCACGCCGTGATGGCCGAGGTGGGTCCCAAGCTCCAGGCGGCGCTGACCGAGCTGGGCGCGACGCCGCGCGCTCGGGCCGCGGCGGCCAAGCCGGCGCCCGCCGGCCGCGGGGGCAAGCTGGCTGCGCTGCGCGGGGGTGGCGCGTGAGCACCGACCCGCTGCTGTACCTGGCCGTGGTGTGCGCGCTGCTGGCCGCGTGCTGGCCCCCGCCGCCTCCGCCCGCCGGGCTGGCCGCGTGATCCACCGTCACCCGTCCTGGGGCCCGTGCCCGTGCGGCGTCGAGCACGCCGCCGTCCCCACGCCGCCGCTGCCGGCGCGCGCGCCGCTGCCGGTGCGGCTGCGGGTCTGGCTGGTCGTGTTCCTCGGCTGCCTCGGGGTCTGGGCGGTGGTCGTGTGGATCGCCGCGCGGCTGATCGGCCTGGCCTGGTGACCGCGACGCTCGACGCCGCCCCGCTGCTGGGCTCGACGACACCGCGCCTGTTCACCGCGCCGCTGGTGACCGGGCCCCCCGGGCCGTGCGGGTGCGGGTGCGCGCTGACGCCCGCGACGTCGCTCGGCTTCCGGGCCGAGGCGTTCGCCCAGGACGTCCTGGGGCTGACGCTGCTGCCGTGGCAACGGTGGTGGCTGATCCACGCGCTGGAGCTGCTGCCCTCGGGCCTGTTCCGATTCCGCGTCATCCTCACATTGGTGGCGCGGCAGAATGGAAAGACACATCTACTAAAGATTCTGGCGCTATTCTTCCTTTATCTGGTGGAAGGGAAGACGCTGGTACTGGGCGTGGCCCAGTCCCTGGACATCGCCATGGAGTCCTGGTCGGGCGCGGTGGACCTGGCCCAGTCGGTCGACGACCTGGCGGCCGAGGTGGAGACGGTCCGCTACACCAACGGGCAGAACGCGCTGGTGCTGGCCGACGGGAGCCGCTACCGGATCTCGGCGGCCACCCGCGGCGCCGGCCGCGGGCTGTCGGTGGATCTGCTGGTGCTCGACGAGCTGCGCGAGCACCGCGACCACCTGGCGTGGTCGGCGCTGTCCAAGACGACGACCGCCCGGCCTAACCCGATCACCGTCGGGATCTCCAACGCCGGGGATGACCAGAGTGTCGTCCTGAACGGGCTGCGCTCGACGGCGCGCGCCGGCACGGACCCGTCGCTGGCCCTGTTCGAGTGGAGCGCGCCCGACGGGTGCGATCTGGACGACCCGGCCGGCTGGGCTGCGGCCAACCCCGGGCTGGGCCGCACCGTGTCGGAAGCGGCGATTCGCTCGGCGATGATGACCGACCCCGCCACCGTCTTCCGGACCGAGACGTTGTGCCAGCAGGTGGACGCCCTGGACGCCGCGGTGGACCTGGCCAGCTGGACCGCCCTGGCCGACCCGTCCGGCAGCCTCGGCAGCGTCCGGGCCCGGGTGGCCGCGTGCCTGGACGTCGCCCTGGACGGCCAGCACGTCACGCTGGCCGGCGCTGCCGTGCTCGACGACGGCCGGGTCCGCGTCGAGGTGCTGGCCGCCTGGACGTCGACCGCCGACGCGCGCCGGGAGCTCGGGCCGCTGCTGGCCAAGATCCGCCCGGCCGCGCTCGGCTGGTACCCCTCGGGCCCCGCGGCCGAGCTCGGCACCGAGCTCCGCCAGGTGCCCCTCCCGTCGGCCCCCGCCGACGGGCCCCCGGCCGCCGGCAGCGCGCTGGCCGCCCTGCGCCGGGCCCACCTCCCGGCCGGGTTCCACGACTGCGCGACGCCGGACTGCCGGTACGTCGTGCCGCTGTCGGTCCGGTACTGCTGCCTGGGCTGCGGCGCCGCGCACGACCGGGGCCACGAAATCCACGACCACGACCCGGACTGCCGCCGCCGCGAGCGGCCCGCCCCGCCAGCACCTCGGCCCGCCGCCGCGGCCGGGCCGCCCGGGGAGCTGGTGGAGATCAGCGGCAGCGACGCGGTGGAGGCGTGCGCCGAGTTCGCCGGGCTGGTGCTCGCCCGCCAGCTGGTGCACCCCGACGACCCGCTGCTGACCGCGCACGTCGCGGGCACGTCCAAGCAGAAGGTGGGCGACGGGTGGCGGTTCGCCCGTCGGGGCGCCGGCCACGTGGACGCCGCGTACGCCGCCGCGGGCGCCGTCCGGATCGCCCGCACGCTCCCGCCCCCGCCCCGCCGAGTCCGATCGAGGATCTTCTGATGACGCTGCCCGTGCTCGCCCAGGCGCTCGGCGCGCTTGCCGTACTGGTCGGGATCGCCCTGGTGCTGCCCCCTGGACCGGCCCTGGTCGTCGGCGGGCTGACGCTGCTGGTACTGGCCACCCTGGCCGAGATGGTCGCCATGGGCCGCCGTAGGGCGCCCCAGGATCGCCGTAGCGGCCCGAGCTCGGCCGGGGTGGTGTGATGGGCCTCGGCCAGCTGTTCGCACGGTCCACCGAGTACGCCGTCACCGACACCAAGACGGGCGCCTCGGAGACGTTCCTGGTGCGCGGCAACGTCGCGCCGGACTGGGCACCCGGCCCGTACTCGGGGGCCATGAGCCTGCCCGGCGCGTGGCGGTGCGCGCTGCTGCGGGCGGATCTGCTCGGGCAAGTGCCCTGGCACGCGTACCGCACCCGCGCCGGCAACCCGGTGCCCGAGCGGCTGACGCCGAACCCGCTGCTGCTGGAGCAGCCGAACCCGCCGGACCCCCGGATGGTCACGCTGGTGTCGCTGCTGCTGGACCTGATCTGGGACGGGAACGGCATTGCGCTGATCACCAGCCGCGGTCCGACCGGCTGGCCGACCAGCTACCTGCCCATCCCGGCGGCCGGGGTCTACGTCGCCCGAGCTCGGCAGGGCGACGACACCGGCCAGCCGCCCGGCACGGTCTGCTACATGATCGGCGGCACCTGGTACCCGTGGACCGAGGTGATCCACGTCAAGGGCCCGTGCGCGCCGGGCGCGCTGCGGGGGATGGGCGCGCTGGAGCAGCACCTGACCCGGACGCTGGCGCTGGCCCAGGACCAGCAGCGCCAGGCGCGCGACGTCGGCAGCGGCGCGGTGCCGACCGGCACGCTCAAGAGCACCGACCCCGAGTTCGACGAGCACGACGCCCGGGAGCTCAAGGCCGAGTGGGTCGCCAGCCAGCGGCAGCGCAGCGTCGCGGTGCTCAACTCCACGACCGAGTTCCAGCCCGTGGCGTGGAACCCGACCGAGCTCCAGCTACTGGAGGCCCGGAAGTACTCGCTCCACGAAACGGCGCTGATCATGGGCGTGGACCCGTCCTGGCTGGGCGTGGCCGGGTCGTCCATGACGTACGCGAACGTGGAGAGCCAGGCCGTCAACCTGGTCAAGTTCACCCTCTCGGGCGACGTCGCCCGGCTGGAGCAGACGCTGACGCTCCACATGCCCCGCGGCACCTGGGCCCAGGCCAACCTGGACGCGATCCTGCGCGGCGACACGCTGTCGCGCTACCAAGCCCACGCCCTGGCCGTCGGGCAGTGGCTGACGGTCGACGAGATCCGCGAGCTGGAGAGCCGCGCCCCCCTGACCCCGGCGCAGCGCGCGGCGATGGCCCCCGCTCCCGCCCCCGCCGCTGCGCCGGCCCCCGCTCCCCCCATCTCGGAAGGTGCCCCGTGAACAACGCCATCACCGCCTACCTGCGCACGATCGTGCCCGCGCTCTGGGGTACGGCCCTGGCCTGGCTGGTCGACGTCCAGGTGCTCGACGCCGGCCAGGCGCTCGACGCCGCGCCGTTCGGCCCGCTGTTCCTGGTGCCCGTCACGATCGGCGCGTACTACGCGCTGGTCCGCGCGGCCGAGGTCAGCGGCTGGCTGCCCGGGTGGCTGGCCGCGCTGCTGCTCGGCGCCCCGGTCGCGCCGGACTACACCACCGGGGAGCACGCGGCCTGATGGCACCCACCGCCCCGTTCATCCCGTCCCCGAACTACCACC